GTTTCCATGTGTGTTTTAATTTTTGTTTCACTTCTAACTGCTTTGTGTGCTTCCTTTACAATGTCTCTGTAAAGAGTAGGATCTGTGTATTGAGTTACTCCAAAACCCGGAACATACCTGTTATTTAAAGACTGTTTTTTAGTAGCATTTGCTTTAACTATCTCTGCACCCAAAGCAATCTTTGCTTCTTTATTTTTTTGTTGAATTTGTTCTAAAGCTACTACTAATTTCTGTTTATCTCTTTCATCTCCTGCCTTCGCCATTGCATCCTTAATCTGTATCTGTGCAACGGTGTAAAGTTCTGCTTTCCTACTCTCTAATATTTTGTTCTGGTCAAGGATGGATAACCTTTCCCTTTCCAGTTGCTCTTTCTGTTTCAGGAGATCTGTCTCTATTGCTTGATTAATGATGTCCAGAGCAAAGTTCTTAGTCCCTGTCATTGCAGATGCATAAGCACCCAAACCTGCAGCTATTGCAGCAAGGATTTTACGTCCTGTGTCTTTTTCTCCAAAGAAGGGTTTGATCTTCTTACTTGCAACATCACTCAGTCTTTTGTTGTTTGCAGTAATCTCTGCATTGATCAGATCAACTTTTTCTTTCTCAATACCTTTCTCAAACATCATGTCATAACCCGGAGACTCAAGAACGGCATCGATAATATCTTTATTAAGATCTCCTGCAGACAAGCTATTCATCAAATCTGTCAACTGCACCATCTCAGTATCTTGTGGCAGACTTGATGTGGTTTTAAGTGCAGTCTGAGCCAATGGTTTTGCAGGAGCACCATCAACAACCTGTGTTTCAATTTGTTCAGTTTCTGGTGACACTGCATCCACTGATGTGATTACACCCTCTTCAGGCATCACTAAATCATCTGTGACTTCTTTACCCTCTTGTTTCTTGGCAATCTCTTCATTCTTAGCAATGGTTTTTTGTGCCAACTCCACAGGATCTTCTGCTTGCTCCACTACTTGTTTTTCTGAGTCTGGAGTGATCACTTCTGCAACATTTTCAGCAATAACTTGAGCAATGTTCTTCCGTTCAACCTCTTCTTTGGTCTCAGTGACATCTTCTGGAGGGATGCCTTCTGCAGATAAGTAGTCAAAACTTTCTGATACAGTGCTTGTGTCAGAGATTTCAGAAACAGGTCTGGGTGCAGTGACGTTTTCTTCAGGTAATCCGGGGTCAGACAAGACTGTTTTTCTAGTCTGATTAATCCTGTCCCGTTTTTGGTCAGGAGTCTCTGCAGTAATGACATCATTAGGTCCAAATGTCAGAGAACCAGAAGGTCCAACATTTTGACGGAGTGGTGTAATTGTTTGATAACCATTTTCCAGATAGTCAAACTTCATAACCTCTGAACCCTCATCTGCTAAGTCTTCTGGACTTCTGGAAAAGGTTGTTACAGGATCATCTGCTTTAGTTGCGTTGAGTGCCTGTGCAAGACCGTTTTGCTCTCCACCATCTACTTGTTGGACAAGATTCATAATCTCATCATTCAGATCATCCTCCATGGGATCATATTTACTAACATCCCCCGGATCTTCTCTAAAACCTATATTTGGAACTGTTCTGTTAGGGTTCACTGCAATATCTGTCAGGCCTGCAACTCCCTCGTTCTTGTAATTTATAGGGTTGCGACTAATAGACTCCTGTATCTCTTCATTAGTGGGGGATCTCTTTAAAACAAAACGCAGTTCCTGAATACGGTCCTGCATTAACTTAGCTTCTTGTTCTGGAGTCATTTCTTTCCTTTACAGTGATACCCCTGAGATGATGGTTGCAACTGCACTAATCATTGCTGCTCTTTCCTTAGAATCTGCAGCATATCTGGCTGCACTTGCATTCAGGTTTGAGATTGCCAACTGAGTATCTGCATTTAACTGTGCAATCTTCTCTTGTGTGTCAAATCCCAACTCTGCAAGTTTGGTCTTCACATCCAACTCCATCTCTGCCAAATCAATCTTGACCTCAATAGACTCAAGTGACATTTCACCCTGAAAATTGGCAAGGGCTAAAGCATCATCAAGTGCTCTGGACCTCAGTGATAACTCTGAGTTCAACTTTGACAGAGTGATGTCCTTCTCTAAGTTGGCAAGTGCCACTGCAACATCAATCCTGCCCTGTGCCAGTGCTTTCTGTCTCCGGGTGTCAAGGTTTGCAAGCTCCACATCTCTGTCCAGATTTACCTGTGTGATCACCCTCTGGAGGTTTGCTTGTTGAACGGAGAGGTTACGGACTTGATCCAAGTCTGCTTGCTTAAATGCTTCCTGCTTCTTGTTCTCTAAGTTGACCATTGCAACCTGCAGTTCCCGATCTCCTTGTTGTTTGTAGATCTGAACTAAACGTCCTTCTGCATCAATCTGTTCTCTGGATCTCAACTCTGCAGCTTGTCCTGAGAGGACTTGAGCAGTTTCTGAATAGAGGTTTCTGATCTGTCTGAGCTTGGCAGGGTCTGCAGTCCCTGCAGATGCTCCAAGAAGTGATTTGAGATTCTGTTCTGTAGCACGTTTAAGTTGCAGTTCCGCAGGAGAAGTTGCTTCACCTCTGATTCTCTGCTTGAGGTGTTCTGCAAGTTCTGTTTCTCCCTCGACTACATCATCAATGAGAGATCGATTCAGTTCTCCAATCTGTCCAATAACCACTCTGTCTGGTTCTGCAACCTCACCAACCTGAACCTGTTCTGCAGGAGCAACCTCACCAACTGTGGGTGCAGTTGCATCTCCTACTGGAGTGGCAGTAATTGCATCTCTGGCAAAGACATCCACCTCCTCTGGAGTCAGTGTGAACCGTGCTTCTCTGACTGCAGTCTGCAACATGGACCCAAAGATTGCCCTTCTCGTATCCTCAGAGAGTCTATTGTAGTCTCCTACACCCTCTGAGATCTGATCGTAGGTAAGGTTCTGGAGTGCAGTCTGATCTAATTCTTGAAATGATCTACCAATGTCATCAGAGAAGTTCTTGGTCTGCAGTTTAGAATCTTCGTAGGCAAGGATCTTCTGATCATCAAACTTCTTCCTGACCTCATCCTCTGGGAGGTCTGCAAAGGCAAATTTATCTGGATCTTGTAGTTTTAAGGTATCGTACTCTTGATCTGTGGTCAGTTTCGTGAATGCAGTGTTAAGTTGTGTTCTCTGAGTATCAATCCTGCCATTTGCAAGATCTGCATCTGCTTGAGAGGAGTATTCTCTGCCTAGTTTGTCATAGTATTTAGGTGGAGGAGTGTAGACAGGTTGTGAGTCTGAACCACCACCATCGTTGTCATAGGAAGGTGTATTTTCACTAAAAGAACTTAAATCTTCAGTTGTTGTACTTGAATAATCGTGAGATGAAGCTGATGGTCCTCCAGACCCACTTTGGTAATCTGATACTTCTTTATCATAACTCCGAATCGGTCCACCACCTACACCAAACCCTTGAGTTCCCTGTATCGGTTGCCCTGAACCTCCTGCATCCTTGAGCATCTCTGCTTCACCCTGATTGATGAATGCCAGACCCTCACCTCTCGTTTGTTGGAGGAGTCTTGCAAGTCTCAATAATTCATCGTCTGTCAACCCACCGGGGTTTGCTTGATTCATCATACTAATTTCTGGGAAGGTAGTTTCATGCCTGTGTCACGGAGTCCCACCTCAAGCATCAGGTTTGAGATACTGTAGGATTGACCCACTTCAGGTTTTGAGGTTGCAGAATCCTCATTGTCTTGGATGGTGAATCGGATGCAGTCACATTTCTGTTTACCCAGATGCATCCTGAACTGGTAGACTCCGTTTGCCAGATCTCCATCAGATCCTGATGCAAATCTCTGGGATGCAAAGGGGTTTTCTTCTGCAAATTTTGTCAGAGACAGGTCACGGGAATAGTTAAAACTGTGGGTTTCTCTGTAGAATGGTTCAAAGTCATATCCCACCTGAACATTCAGTATGTGGTCTGATGCATATTCTCCTAAAACAAATGCTTTACGGACCCTCTGGAGACCCTGCACTGCATCAGTTTTAAGCCATGAGGTAGTCAGTTTAAGAGGGTAGAATGCACCATTATCTGTGTAGCTTGTGGACTGCTCCCACACAGACCCATCTGTTCTGAGATACACATAATTGCCTGTCTTCTGCCAGACCGTTGCTCCATTACCACTGTGAGATGTGAAGACTGAAAACTTATTGTAATAGTAGTCATAGCAGATGGTATCTCCATCAGAGCAAAGGAACCTGACCTGATTCACATCCTGCAACAAATCTGCAGAGGTGATGGTATTGGAGTTATAGCGTTCTACGGGTGCTCCTATATACACAGTCTCCAGACTACGGTTCAGAAGATAAATCCCCTTGGCAGACTTAAACAGAATCCCCTGTGGTATCAGGACAATGGATCTGGGGTCTGTGCATCCTGCATCTGAAGTGATGAGTTGTGCATCACTGAAATCATTATTATTACCAGTTGGTGTAGGACCATTGCCTGTCAGAGAGAAGATCCTGTTATCCTCAAACAGAATGAGTTTTTCATCCATTTGTTGAATACCCGTAATGGACTTTGCTTCATTGACTGTGATCTTGAATGAGTCATTAAACTCAATAGCCTGATCCCCCAATCTTTGCTTGGAGTAATACAGAACCTGTGGTTCCTCTGAGGAGACCACAAACATCCTGTTTTTAAATGTACCCAAAACAGACTGAGCAGGAGGTGCTATGTTGTCCAGAACTCCTCCGTTGGTGTAAAGAGACTCCAGACCTATTAGGTTTGCATCTGTAATTGATGAATCCACAAAAGTCACTGTGTCTGCAGACTCATTATTAGAAACAGAACCCACCTTAAAATAGAGAGTCCCGTTATCGATAGTCCTGTAAATCTCAACATCCACTGCACTGTGATCTGTGATCCTAAGTGTGGGTATAGTCAGAGTATTCTTGGAAGTGCTCCCTGTGGTTGCTTGTTGCACACCAGAGGATGGTGCAGATCTGTGTATCCTACCATTTGCATCTGTGAACACATAAATGCACTTATAACTGTATGTCCCTGCTGCCAGTGACCCACTGGATGTTGCAGTAACACAGGTCACATTCTCAGGAAAGATGTGGAATCCTAACTCTGCAATCTCTTGGGTGTCATACAAGGAGGTGAATCCTCCACCTGTCAGAAGTGACTTACCCAACTGCTTCGTCAAAAAAGTTCTGTTTCCTGAAAAGTCTGCTTTGAGTCTGGAAATCCCCTTCAAAGAGTAAACATTATTTCCTGTACTGGTCAGTCTGGTTTGCACCTGTGCAGGAACCTCAAAAATGCCTGATGTGGTATTGAGAATACTTGTGGTCACACCACGGGTCAGATGTGCTCCTGCTAAACCCTGCTTGTACTTTGCGAGTACCAGACCTGATGAATCTATGAGGAAATATGTGGGTTGCAGAACACTCTCATGAATCACCCACAGATAGGTGGTACTGGAGAACTGGAAAGGTCTGGAAACTAAACCTACAGACCTCATGACTATTGTGGCAGAAGTGATTGAATTGGATGAAGTAGTATAAGTCCTTTTGTTTACCAGATGATCATAAGTATTGGAGTCATTATGCTCATAAAAGACCTCCAGATTTGCAGAACTGGTCAGGATCATGGAGATCCGATTGATCTTGGTAGAGTCTGCAGAAGTGGTGGAACCATCTGTGGTCAGATCCTCATTGAGATGAAAGATCTTGAGACCTGTTCCAGAGGAGCTCTTACCAAACGCTACATATATGTCTGTGTCTAAAGTTTTGTCTGCAGTAATGGTCAAAGAGTCTTCTGCCTGTGCAGAGATTGTGACCTGATCTGGGAACCCTGTAGAAAGTGAACCCTTGGCTCCGTTAGAGTCTATGTAGCAGACTTTGATTGTGTTTGATGTGTCTGCATAAGCCATCACACAGGAGTCAATAGTGGTGTCATACTTGACCACATCGAACAAGAATGAGGTGGTATTGATGTCAGATGCAATGGTGACTATAGACCCCAGACTTGTGGGTTGCTCCACATTGACCTGTCTTGCAGCAAGTTTCTCTACACCTGTGTCTGTGTCTGCAAAGAATATGGTGATATTCTTACCCTGTGAGACCACTCTGGGACTTCTCCCATTGTTATCTACCAGTGCATCTTCTAAGACCACTACACCATTGTCTGAATCCACTACACTGCAACGTACTCCTCCAGAAGTGTCCTCCCAAGCATAGACGATGATGTTCTCACTGAGAGCACAATCGACTGCACTTTGTTGATTCTCATTTCTGATGAGGTCTGTAGAGGTTGCATCCACCGATCTGAACCCTCCACGGTCCACCCACTTGGTCAGACCTGATGCATACGAATAAATTTTGTTGGAACCAAAGACTAGGAGTTCATCCTCAAGAGAAGTGAGTGCTTCTCCAGTGGGAAGTGTGGACCCGTCCACCAACTCTGTACCCAGAGCAGAATAGCCAAACCTCTTCTCCACAGACTTACCCTTGGTGAAGACTGCATTCTCCAGTTCTACCAGTTTGGAGGAGAGAACTAACTTCTCATCTGTCTTGGTATCTAATGACCCAGACAGGTCAACTGGAACTAGGGCTTTCTGTAGTGGCATTCTGAGAGTTCTGTAAATCTAAAAGAGCTTGTCTGTAACCTAATAACCGTTGTTGTTCTACTGAGTATTGGTTTAACTTTTCTTGGATTTGTACTAACTCTTGGTCTATCTCTTCAACTGTTTTCATGGCTTGGGAAATTTATCTTTAGTCTTTTTTAGTTCTGCTTTTAAAGCATCAATTCCTCGATCATAAATCTGGCCAAGTGATCGCAAAAGAATCTGTCTGGTCTTGTGGAATATCCCTCAGTTTTTGACGATAATTTCGCAAATTGGATGCATCCTCTCCAGTTTCAAGCGCTTTTGTCATCTGCCAATCAGTTTCCTGTAGTTTTTGGTTCCGTTGGTTCCGTACTTTTTCCCACTGAAATTTATTATCTGCTGTTTTTTCAGCACTCGTTTTTTCCTTCACTTCCCAGACTTGAGTCCAAAGTCCATTATCTAAAACAGGTATCTGTTCAATAACTCGCTGGGTCGATTCCGTATACGAAGGTTTCTCTACAGCTTTTATTTCTTTTATACCAAAAATGTCACGAACTGATTGAATTTTAATCGCTTGTATTGGAAAAGAAGTATTTCTATTTTGATTTCGTAGATCATCCTCCCTGTAGGGCCATTGTTCTACAGTTCCATTCTTGGCTAATTTTACATAACTCATAATTATCCTTTCTTAAAAAAGTCTAGTTATTATATTATACGGTTTCACGATAGCACCACTCATCTCTGACCAGAGTTTTAAGCCCAATCCGTTTCATGCAGAGTTTATGTGATTCCTGAAATTTATCTGCCATTGCATCAAGGAATTTATGAAAATGTTCAATAGTTGGTTCCTTGCCTGAATCCATGAGTTTTTCATTTTGTACAATATAATCATGAAGATATTTTCTTGCAGATTGGGGATGAACTCCGAATTGCTCCAGATACTCAGCTGATCCCCTACCGATCATGCCTGTTGACATCATCTCCTGAAAAGAATTTCTAAAAGCCATTTTTATATGATGCCGAATTTCTGCTTTTTCCGAATCTTTTTCATCCCATTTTTCAGGGATATTGTGTGAGTCTCTTATTTCGTCATATGCATCCTGGTACATCCCTATTTCTTTCAACGCACCTTCTACATATAACCTAGCTCTTTCCATTTTAGCAGTAATTTCTTCGGCCCGGATCAAAGATATTTCATCTTCCTTTTTCTGTATTATTTTTAAACGTACATCATCTTTTTTTAGTTTAAAAAATACCTCTTCCAATGCCGATGTCTTTCGTTCAATTTGTGCTAGGATTTGTCTTAGATGACGGTATGGTTCATCACCTGCAATATTCAGTGTCATCAACTGTGATGTCGTTTGCGTATTTTTGCGACCTGCTGAATTTCTAGCTCGTTTGATTTCGGGCAACCGAGATTCGATTTTTTTTAGAGCATCAACGTCAATCTTTAAAACAGACGGATTTTTCAAAATTAAATCCATTTTATCCATCTGAGAGAGCAGCTGGATAGTATCGTGCCACAGTCAGATCTCCAAAATCGGTAGCATTTCCTGTTGATGAAATCGTTATGTAGTCGATCACATTTGAATTCGCTGATACATATCCGCCTCCAAATACACCTCGACCTGCAGTTCCGTTGGACGTTGAAGCTAAGGCCCGACGTGCCACAGTGAGATCTCCAAAATCAGTCGCATTACCTGCTGAGGAAATCGTGATGTAGTCAATAATATTTGAATTTGATCCTGTAGACCCGCCTCCAAAAACTCCTCGGCCTCCAGTTCCGTTCGATGTTGCTCCCAAATAATCCTTACGTGCCACAGTGAGATCTCCAAAATCAGTTGCATTACCTGCTGAGGAAATCGTGATGTAATCAATAACATTTGACTGTGTAGATGTAGACCCGCCTCCAAAAACCCCTCGATCTGCAGTTCCGCTCGAACACCCAGCTAGTACCGCTCTAGCCACAGTCAGATTTCCAAAATCAGTTGCGTTTCCCGTTGATGAAATTGTGATATAGTCAATGACATCTGAATTTGATCCTGTAGTCCCGCCTCCAAAAACTCCTCGGCCTGTAGTTCCGTTTGATGTCCCAGCCAAACCTTGCCGTGCCACAGTCAGATTTCCAAAATCAGTTGTGTTACCTGTTGATGAAATTGTGATATAGTCAATGACATCTGATTGTCCCGATCCATCGTTTCCGCCAGCAAAAATACCTCGGCCTGTAGCTCCGTTTGATGTCCCAGCTAGGATGGCTCTAGGTACAGTGAGATTTCCAAAATCAGTTGCGTTTCCTGTTGAGGAAATTGTGATGTAATCCATTACATTGTAAGGACCATCGTTCCCGCCTCCAAAAACCCCTCGATCACCTCCACCTCCGCCGACATCACCAATTAAAATTCGCAAACTAGAAAATGCCATTTTTCCCTTTAACTGAAGTTGAGTCCACCTGAAAATCCGTAAAAATTTGTTCCTCCATCAAATGTCACAAAAGATAAGACATCAACGCCTGACGTTGTTAAAGTTGGCGCTGATCCTCCTGCCCATTTGACGGAATTTCCTCCACCCCCGTGCGCCCCTGCTTTAAAAGTAATCGTCGCCGTCCCTCCATTAGTGATAATAATTGTCAGAGAGTTTGATTTGCCAGAAAGTGCATTCGTTATACCAACATTCGCAGTCATGCTGCCAATAGTAACTGACTGTACATTCCCATTTTCTAAATCAAAATCGAAAGCAGAGGTTTGAGTTCCCGAAATGGCATTAAAATATTCTGAATAATCCCTAATACAAGGACGTTTGAGTGTTTTATCTGTTAAATTTAGTGTATTTGTTTCAAACGTAGCAATTGCGTTTCCTGCATCATCTGAGATGCTGGGATTCCCAGAACCAGGAATGGAAACTACAGTAGTCCCTCCATCATTTTGTAGGAGTAAATCGTCTGAGGACGCTGGTTTTATAATAAAATTAGCCATGATTTTCCTTAGTTGTACAGTGCATGATGCCCGGTTAATGTTGCTCCTCCATCACCAGTAACAGTTTGAGCAGAAGCGTTTGTAATAGTCATTGCCGTTGTTTTTGCAAGGACATTTGATAAAATGAGATCCGAGTTTATTGTAAGTGTGCCGTTGACCGTGAAGGTGTCTCCGAATTTTACGGTTTGTGAAGAAACAGTCCCATTCACGTTTTGTGCAGAGGTAGCGACAATATTATCAACCGTTGAAAGTGCGGAGATCGATGTCCATGAAGTATCACCAGAACCATTAGTCTGAAGGACTTGAGTATTAGATCCTCTGCCATCTGGTAGAGTAAAACTTTTCGAAGAATCATCTCCGTTGATTTTTACCTGACCTGTCCCATTTGCACTTAAAGAAAGATCACCATTAGTCGTGGATGTAGCAATATCATCAGTTTTGACAGTTCCAGTACCATTGGGATCTAAAATGACATCCCCGTTTGTGTTTGTACTTGAAATCGTATTTGCATCGAGTCTCAGATTATCTACACGGAGATCCGTAACCGCCGAGTTCGTCCCAATCGTAACTGCATCAATCTCCCCTCCTGCAATATCCACTTTGGAAATATCTACTTCTCCAGTTCCATGAGGACTAAGGGTGATGTTGGCATTTCCAGAGGATGTTCCAATACTGATTGCACCTCCAAATGAGGTTGCAGTAGTCAGTACCGTCCCTGTCTCATTAGGAAGAGTCAGAGTCCCTGAAGTCCCGGTTCCTGTGTACTGAACAGTGACAAAGTAATTGACTCCACTACCAGAATCATCAGTCCTGTAGTTGTAGAGTTGGAATGTGGAGAATGCCATCTTCGCATACTCCGAATAGGTGGAGTTATGTTGCCATGTGAAAAAGTCTGAACTGGATACATAGTTGGCTGCTGCAGGAGCAGCAAGATTGGTGATAGATCCTCCTGCATTGACAGATCCTCCTGTGGTCAACTGGACCTGATTTCCTGATGCATCTCTGTAGTAAAGTTCTCCTCCAAACGAATACAGTGCTCTCAGGAGATCTGTGGGTTGTGAACCCTGATTCTCAAATGAAGTCTGTTTTACCTCTGTCAGAGCATTGTCATTATACTCCAGAGTCCCATTGATGTTCATGGCACTTGGAGTAATCCTCACCCCCTTGTTAGAGGTGTGGTCATGGTTGTCTATTGCATCTAGAGATGTATTGAGATTTGTTCCCCAAGTAGGTGCAGGAGTTACTGCAACTGTGGATTTCTCAATAGCGGTTATATTCGTTCCAGAGGACATATCTTAGAAAAAGAAAAGGTCAACTGTGACCGTTGCTCCTGCTTTCAGAATCATCTGAACATCAGGAAAATTGTTTGTTGTGGAAGACTCAAAAACACTGGTATCTGCATTCTGTTTGGTGACGATGTATCCCACAAATTTCCTTCCTAACCCGTGATCCACAAGAGTGTCTGATGTCCCAAGGGCAACGTCTGTCTTATGTACTCCATCTGCAAAGGGGAGTGACAAGAGTGGACTGATTGCAGTCCTGATGTTGCTCTGTAACTGATCGATTTTTGCATCACCTGTGTGAATCTCCGTAAAGTTGACTCTGCTCATGCGTAATAAAACTTTTCATAACTGACCACATCTGTAACGGTCTCTGGTTCTCCTGCATCCCTGTTCTGTGATTCTGTGATGATTCTCTCTCTCAACTGATTCTTTTGAAGAAGAAGTGCCGTTGCATCTGCTTCTTCCTTGATCATGATCTTGATTGCAGAATCTATAATGATGTACTCATCCCATCCTGAGTAGAAATCAAACCGTGACTCAATGCTTCCATAACTTGTAGGATCTGACAGACCTGCAGAATTAAGATCTGTAGTCACTGTGTTTGCTCCTACTGCAGTCACGGTCTGATCTACATTGTAATCGGTTGCCAAAAAGTTCTGACCTGTAATCAAGTCTCCTATTACAAACTCATGAGAACCTGTGGTCCACATCGTTGATGTCCCTCTGGTGATTGCAGTGGTATCCTTGGAAAGCAATCTCTTGGGAGATGGTATGTAGTAAAGTTTGACTGAATCCGTAGTTGATGGAACTGGACTGAACACAATAGAACCCTTCTGAACACGGTACTTGTAGTCTCGTGCATACACTGTGAGTGCATTACGGGTTCTCTGTGCCCAATTGTATCGTTTAAGAGGAACAGATTCTGTGGATGTAACCACAAGATCCACTCCTCTCATTTTGTAGAAATCTGATGGAAGATCATAAGTATCTGTACCAGAGACCATAGACACAGTGCTTGTTGTGGTGAAATAGTCCTCATTGAAGTTCTCATTGATCAAGGAGTAAAGTTCCCCCCATGAGTTATTGAGATACCTAGTGAGTTCTGTATCATTCACAAACTGACTGTTTTCCTGATCTGCACGTTGACGGGTCAGGAGTCTAAGCTCTGTCAGATTAACCAGATCAGTCATAGCTCATCATGATTCCGTGAATTGCCATTAAGACGGTCTCCTCATCTCCACCTTTGACTGCTTTGACGAGTTCTTTTGCCATCTCTTTTTGTTCATCAGAGTATGAATACTCTTCTTCCATCTCTTCTTTATCAGAATCCTTATCATAGGAATCTGAACCCCCCATTGATCCTTTGAGGGGTCCAAGAATGATGGTTGCTGCTTCACTTCCCATCATATTGCTCCTTTAGGTTACGTCCGTATTACGGAGGAACAGAGCAAAGTGAACTCGATTGTTAGCATTAACTGCAAGATCGGCTGCAGAAGTCCCTGTGATGTTTCTGATCACTAAGGTCTTTGCACTCGCAACATCAATTGCTCCCCATTGGAGCTTATGATCTCCTGCTGCATTATGTGCTAACGAACATTGTCCACTGATGAGTTCAATGTAGGTGTCTTCCAAGGTCACAGTCCATGTTCCTGTAGCAGTCCGTGCCACAGACCAACCTTTGCCTGTGTTATCGGCTGCAACGGGATCAGAACTTGCGTTGGTCTTGAAAGAACCTGCAATTATTTTGACTTCAGGATTTAAAGCCTGAACGTCCCTAAAGACTCTCGATGCCATTTTTCTCCTTTATGCTAAGGCGATTCGGCAATTGAAACCGGGAGCGGAACAACCAAGTTGTCCGTAGAATCCAACTCTGATTTCTACTCCATCGTCTGAAGACTGACGGAGCATCCGATTTCCATCTACATCAATGATGGAGACAGTTTCGTTGATGGTAGCAAGTTGCCATGTATCCATCTGAAGTGCGTATGCAACTCCCACAGGGCAGTCCTTATCAGGAATAATTTTAGCAATTCCATAAGGTGCATACATTTCCAGTGACCTGTATCCAGAACCAGTTTCAGGATCAACTTCACGTTGAACTGTAGACTGAAGTTCTTTTTCAAGTGCAATGAAATCTGTGAAAGAAACAAAGATGTGATCAGGTGCTCCACCTTCTCTTGCTGCCAATCCAAGACCGTTAATGATGGTCTCTTCACGGGTGCTTGAGAAAGCCTGTCTCTGACCTCCCAATCGACTTGGATCTTTGGATCTGTCCTGACCAAAATATGCAGTACCACCGGGAGCAGAAGCAGGAATCCAATCTGCAAGACCTGAAACTCCTGCATCATAGTTGCCCTGAACATACACAAAGTCATTCTGAGCAATTGCAGAAATTCCTGCAGACAGGTTGCCTGTCATCGTTACTTGGTTGGAGGTTGCATCTCTTGAGACTGCAGACACTTCCAAAGTTCCTGAACGAACAGAACCTCCAGTTTGTGTCGCAGAAACTTGCAGAACCATTCCGATCTCAAAGTTGAGTGCATCAGAATCGGTTACAAGATCCAGTGTGGTCACACCAAAGGATGAGTTGTTGACCTTTCCGATTGCTGCATCAGAAGTTCTGTACAGTTGCCGGGAAAGTGCATCTCCAACAGATTTTGCAGTTTGATCAATTTCTGTGGTTGCAGCATCCAAGAATGCATACTCATTACCCTGTGATGCAAGGAGTGTCTCCCCGTCCACAGTTGCAACTCCATAGTGCTTCTTACGGGTGAGCAGGAATTCTGCTACCTGAGTTGCACTTGCGTTGCTTTGAGCATTTGCAAAGTTTGCTGATACCCCTTGAGGTCTACCGAAAATTACAGGAATCGGCATTGACTTCCCTTTGAATCTAGGATTCTTAGGGACAAGGCTTAAAAAGGGATGATTCTTATAAACCGTGTCTATTACAGGTTTATCTTGATAGTAAATCTTGAGGGCATTATCCCATGCCGTCATATTTGTGGCTGATGCCATTGGTATACTCCAAATTGAAAGTCATTTTATACTCCCGATTTGGTCTCTCTGAATGCCTGAACTGCTCTTTCCAGTGCTTCATGTTTGGAAACAGGTCCAGTTTTGGTTTCAGAAGTCCTCATTCGGGATGTTCCTTTACTAGAAAGTGTCCTCGACTGACTTTTTTGGACTTCACCCAATGGCTTTTCGGAGGGTGAACCTATTTTATAGATAGACCTCACTTTTTTATTCTGAACTGCATTATCCATGAAATCTTTGTAAGTCTTTTCAACCTGATCCAAGACTTCCTCATTGGTGAGGGTCTCCCCACCATTCATGGCATAGTGCTTCTGAATATCCAGAACGCTTTGTTGTGCTTCATCCCAAAAGGCTGAAACCAACGGATACTTTTCTGATTCCTCAACTACACTTTTCAACTCAGAAACATAAAACTGCACCTCTTGAGATGCAAGATCTTTTTGTTTCTGTTTATCTGATTCAAACTTTTCTTTTTTCAATTGTGAGATCTCTTCCTGCATCTTCTGCAGTGCAGTCTTCTCACTGGATCTGCCAAGTACCTGATCTGTCATGGACTCATAATTGGACCCTAACACCTCAGATGCTTCCAGATGCTTGCCTTGCTCAATTAAGTTTCTTGCTTCCTTGAGCTTACCCAGATCATCATTTTGATCCTTTAACTCCTGTTCCTTCTTAAAGAGTTCCCTCTTCTTCCGTGCAACCTCTTGGAATGCTTTGGAAACCTTGGGTTCTTCCTTCTCAGGTTCTGCTTCTTCAGTCTCTTCTGCTACAGGTTCCTCAACCACTTCTTCCACAGGTTCTTCTTTGAGAAGACCCTTGTCCCTGAAGAATTGTTGTGCCTGTTCTGATAGTTGCGGAGTTTCCTCCACAGTCTCTTCAACTACTGCAGTCTCTTCTGTCATATTGGTAATGGCGATTCAGGTGTCTCTGGAGTCTGTGGCATTTCTGGCATCAGATTCTGTGGTGCAGGAACCTCCCCTGCAGGGGATTGAGCAGGTGATTCAGGAAGTCCCTGCTGTAATTGTGCTTGTGCTTGTGCCTGATTAAGCATGGTCTGAGTCTGGACTATGAACTCATCCAAGAGTGCAATCTTGTCTGCATCCACACCCTTCTGTCTTGCTTCCAAGTACGCTAACTGAAACCTCTGTTTGGCTAAGTTGAGATCCATGTAAGGTTCTGGACCAATGTACTCTCCTTCATCCAATATCTTGCTGATCCTCCACTCCACATCTGCTTCTGCTGCTTCATAAACCTGTGTAACTGAATTGAGGTCTGGGAAGTCTAGCAGTCTTGTGATCTGCTCTCTTTTGTCAATGACCTTCAAATTGATCAGTTCCTGAACGGTCTGCAACTTTCCTGCAGGTAGGGAGGGAAGGATTGAAACAGGATACGGTTCCAAGATGAACTCATCCCGTGCCAATCGTATCTTCTCAAAATCAACCTTGGACATCTCTCTGCGGTAAGTAGTTTGAACAGGATAGGAACCTTTTTCCTCAACCACATCTTCTGCCAAGTCAAAATAGTGCTCTGCAGCATTCATAAATGCCTGTTCGTATCGTCTTCCTATAAGGATGAATCTTTCCGTTTCAATATCATGATAAATTCTTAATGCTGCTCCTGATTCCAACCCTGCAGGTTTCTTTCCTGTGGCAGACAATTCTGAGATCCCTGAGATCTCGTATGCCCTCTGATAGAGTCTGTCCAGATGGTTATACACCTCTGGATGCATTGCAGAGGGAGTGTAAACAACTGGAGGTTGACCATTGTAGTGAATGATCGTTCCGGGTTGATTTCTGATGTGTGACGGGGCAACTTTGCTTCCTGCTTGAAGAAATACCATTGGAACACTCAATAAGTGCATGGATTGTTGAATCCTGATGCACAATGCATTGATTTCTCTCTGAACAGGGTAAAGTTGCTCTGCCAAGGAGATTCCACCAAATCCTACAACGGAATCACTCCATTTGAGGAACAGAAACGGGAATTTATCCCTGCGGTACTCCTCATCCAAGAGTGTGGCTCCTTCTACACAGATAACATGTCTTCCATCTTGTGAATCTTTGTTTACAGGCAAATGCCATGCTTCTACAACCTCAACTAAGTCTGAATCTGGTGTTTCTTCCTGATTTTCTGATCCTAAACGGTCTATTTGTGTTGAAAACCCTGAAAAACGGTCCAAAAGATACGATTTATGTACTTTTTTGACCTGATAGAGTGATTGAGGGTCTCCATACAACCCATCATTCATATCCCAGAGGATTTCGTTTGCAAATACCCTCTCTACCTCAATTTTATCGTTTTCTGAGTAGATTTTGAGTACTCCAAGGTCAAAAATGCAGGAATCCTGAAAGATTTTGGGCATCAACTCATACAGTTTTGTCTGCATGAACATTCCCTCCATCATTCTTCCCATCATCTTGGCCTTATTCTTCAGAGAATAATCACCTCCTTCTGTCAAATACATTGGTCTGGGTCTATTTTTACCAATCTTGGATGAAATTGTGTCTATCATCGACTGTGTGACATTCATTCTCATCCTCATGTCATCACGTTTGTCTAATGAATAACTCGCAGTCTTGACCAAACCCTGCTTGAAATCCTGCAGATCATACCTTCTCTGAGAATAAACTCTGAGAAAGTCCAGATTTGCCATCATCCGATCATAATGGGTGTCATTGAGTTGGTTGATTACACCCATCAACTCCTCATGACAATTATCAAGATCTGATTCCCACCAAAACATCAGCTTCTAAAATGAGAGTTAACCATTGTGTCTTGTTCCACAGGGTCTCTGAACTGAGGAACTTCCTGTGGTTGTTCATCCATTTCTACATTGAACTCGACTGAAATACCCATACCTTCAAAAGTTCTTACATTTGAATCCTTGAGGAATGTGATCATCTCTCTGATCTCCCTCAAGTTCATTTCATCTCTCAAGATTATTTTCTCTTCTTTATTAAACATCACCAGTTCTTGCAACTCCAGTAACGGGCCTTTGTCTTAGGACCGGGATTAGCACAGTTATGCCTTGCTCTGAAAGACTTCCGTGCAGATGGATTGGACTTCCTTATCTTCATATTTGGATCTCCAAACCTGACCACCTTTACCTTGTTCCCATCTTTGACATAAACCTTGAACTTCTTGGACTCACCTGAAGTCCTGATGGGTTTGTTCA